GAAAGTGGGTTGTAATACGCCATAAGTTTACCATATAGGAATGGGGAACCGTTAGTGACGATCTTAACGTGCAATTTTCCGCGAAACATCTTGTAGTTTGCAATTTTTCTTGCGACGGCAGGATTGGAGAAGAAAGCGTCCCAAGGGTCGATTTCGCTCACAGACAACGTGTTATCTGTAGACCATTGGATTTCTCCGATCTTAACAGGTCTGGACAAGAAGTCACCCAATTCCATGCCGGGTTGTGCTCCTGCCAATGCAGAAGACTCTTGTGCTGTCTTTACAGCACTGGTCCAACTTTGATCGTTGAACTTGAAGGTAATATTTTCTCTTTGTGTAGTAAGTCCTGTTCCTTTGATGTGCGAGTCGAACTCAGACCGCGCACAGGCTTCTAGTAATCCATATAAGAGAACCATCACAAGAATGATGGCCAATCGGGCCGTAGCGCGAATGGAAACAGATGAAGGCGTTTTGCCCGGTCTACTAGGGGGACCAGGATTTCCGTTATTCTCGACATCTGCACACTTTTTTGCTTTCGCTAGGGGGGACATAGTGCAATGCCCCGAGGTATTTTCAACTTCTTCTTCACCTCTTTGAAGTATAGACACTGAGAGAGATTGTCCGTGGTACTCAACTTTTTCTTCAGTTTGCGGAAACAGGATGCTTCCGAAAATGTTTTCTTGTTGAGCATTGGAGAGTTTTCCCTCTTCAGCTAGTTTTGTCAGGAATGGTTTTTCACGTGACCTATAGTCGTGATGCCTCCTTCCTGACTCGGAGGCCCAAGTTACAATGCGTTGTTCATACGTTGTGTCCATGTTTGGAACGTGGAGTTTGTATTCTTCCGCTAGACGTCTCACGAAGTCTTGGAACTTGGTGTATGTTTTCTCGTCATACAACGATGCTTCCAACAAAGTGGAGCTTAATGACATTCCCAATTGGTTTTCCATTGACTCGGTGTCAGATGGAAGATACCACAAGAGGGACTTGTACATCGATTTTTCAGCTAGCACGCCAACCATGCTACTGCGCAATTCATCTTTTCTGAAGGTACGTTTAAGAAAATCCTCGGTTAGGATATTTTGAAATGCGTCGGCGATTTCGCCCTTGTCTGGGGGAGTGATTTTCACTCCCCATTCCGCCAATTTGGCCTGCAATGTCAAAAAATTGAAATTGTGTTCATCTTTTCTAACAGCGGTGGAATTGCAGTCGTCACCAAGATGTATGCTTCGGATAAAATCAAAATAGTCCATGTTTTTATCGAAATGTGGGTCATTGATGTCAATGAAAGCACATACTAGCAGCAGGAGTCCGGCAAGAGAACCGACTGCAGCTGTGCCACCATTACCAGAGGTATGCATGAATGCGCATTGAATAAGAGTACCGTTGAAACGGATATACGGAGTAGTTTTTTCATCAATCAAAACGTACATGATACTGATGTCTTCCTCGG